GCACACTGTGGTTACACCTCAGGGTTCCAATCGCCTGGCTGTCGAACATCGACAGTATCCAATGCAGCATCGACCTTTAGTCCATCCTTAGTTGTGTCGGATGTGACACTTATAGTGTGTCTGTCGTCGACCCAGGTGAACTCATGTCCTACCTGGTTAGGGGCAAGGGTTAATCCGAAGCTAGTCTTAAGTGGCTGCATACTCATATGTCCTTCATATGCTGTGTCAGATGTGATGATAGTGTGATGCCTGGGTGGACACATATGATCGGGAGGAGTATTCATATGTATCCACCGAGACGGGGGGAAACTGTGGCACACATTGTGTGTACCTACGTAAGGGGTCCCTAATTAATAATATGACAAACAAATCACTGGCTATTGTAATACATACAGGTGGCTACTATCTATTGTATTGTCGGTGGCTAACCGATGGGGACCTGAGTAGCTGACCTCGCTTCGGCAAGCGTCACCCTCAGGTCTTTCCCTTTGTCCCCTACAACAGCGTAGTATCGTCTACTTAACAGTACTAATAATGTAAGTAGTTAAGACTGACGTTACAATGTAACACGGGTTTACAATAGGTTGTGCTTAATCAGAGAGGCAACTAATATCTCACTATCGAGTGCGCCAGTTTTTATTAGCGTCTTTATTAAATAGCCAGCATAACCATCCGTTGACTTCACAAGCTCTTGACTTGCAATGTACTTATCTTTTTCACCGTTGCTACAACAACGAATACAAACCTCAATCCAACCAGCGTCCATACAGTCGTTAACCATCCTATGGACTGACTGTCTGGTCAGGTTTAACGTCTCGCTAATTTCCTTAATGTTGTAACACTCTGCGACAAGTGCAGCTTTAGTCATTAGACGACCAAAGGCTGCCTTGTGTGGTGTGCTCTGAAAGTAGGCGGTCAGTGGCTCTTCTGATTTCCAATATTCTCTGTCTCTAAACAGCTGGACTTCAGTTTTACATAGTGCGACTATGTAAGCTTCCATTGCGACTTTCGAGGCAGACTTTTGTCTCTCAGTATCAATCATACGGTATATTTAATTATTCATTTTAGGATTTCAAGCTGCCTCGACGTCAACTACCTCACAAACTTCGCCAGTACAGGCTAAAGTTTGACTGCCTTTAGTTGTGTCCCCTTGCTCATAGTCTGCCAGGAGATCCCAATCTATGCGCTCAGGCATTTTAGCCAGGGCAGCTTCATAGGTAGCCTTGTCAACGTCCTGATAGGGAGCTTGTTGGTACGTGTGGTCAAACTTAGGTAAAAAGCTGACGCCAGACATCTCGTCGAAGTGGTCATAAACCCAGCCACCTACACTAGGCCACTCATGGTCAGCTACAGTGACCGTGATCGAAGGTTTATGATCTGTGAAGTGGCGCTGGTACGTCAGCCACAACTCCAGCTGCTCGATAGCAGACATGTCGTTCCTGGTGACTGATCCTTCGGGTGACTCGATAGGAAAACTAAAGACAGTTGTTGTGTCGGGTGACATGACGTCAGGCTCATGGGGAATGCCTTGGTCCATCATGAACTGGGTGATTGGATCTTTGACGTCTGCTCTCACCGTCCTGATGTAGTACTCGCTGTGACGGGCGTGAATGCCACTTGCGCTGTTCGTCAGTTGGCTTGAGGTCCCCTCAGGTTTCAAGCAAGTTACAGCCGCCGCCTGGTTGATGTTCAGATGTCCAGCCCAGATCTTGTTGGTTGCCTCGGCAAGATTACGGAGACGCTGTAGTACATCAGGCAAGCTTTCATTCTTAGAGCGACCACTGAGTAGCTTGTTGTCCATGATACCCGTCATACTGACGCCCAATAGAGCTTCCTCTTCAGTGTTCGAGCGCCAGCAATCACGTAGGTACGGGAAGTGCGTCTTGGTTGCCTGGATGGTCCCCAGAATAGTCGCTAGACGTATCTTCTCAGCCAAAGTTCCAATGTCATCATCTGCGCGAACAACGACAGTTGTCAGGTTGCAGAACTGACCGCCTGTACCACGCTCAGGATAAGTGACCCACCGATCAGTACTTGCGTCCCACGCCTCTTTAATCTTCTGTCCTCGCAATACTATTTCACTGCATGGGTTAGTACCGAACTCCCACATATGATCACGTTTGCCTTCTCTTTCACACTTCCATTGTGCAGCTTTGCGATTAAAGATGCCGCGCTCGCCAGAGCCACTGGCAGCTAGTGCAGTCCATTCTTCCATGAACTCCAGGGGCGTAGGTTTGCTTTCGTAGCATACACTGTTGTTAGCTAATCTAAAGTGTGGGTTGACGATCCACCATTCCCCTGACTTTGCGTCTCGCATTTCTTGGTCGTCTAAATCACTAAGTGAAATCATAGCTGACCTACGCACACCGCCGCTTACAACGACGTCTCCGATCTTACACATGATACTATGGACTTCGACGGGCTTGAGTTTACGACCAGCTGCGCCTTTAAATACTTCTACTGTATGCTTGAAGAGGGCAACCAGTGGATCAGGGCCACTAGCTCGACCACCAAAAGTTTCGAGCCGTGCGCCGTAGGGTCTAACCTTAGACACATCCCAGGAGCATATGCTACCCTGGTAAAGCTCTTCGATCAGCTGGCGGTAGGCGTCTGCCCATCCTTCTTTGCTGTCGAGCACTGCAATCTCAATGTCTTTCTCCAGTAAAAAGTCTGGAACTAATGGTAGGCACTCAGTGTACTTCTTCTCAACGGAGAAGCCCACACCCGTTCCGCACATGAGTATGTATAGAACTTCGTCTAAAACTCGATGGTGATCGACGGGTGTGTAACTACAGTTATAGCCAGCGGTATTATCTCTATCGAGCGCTGGGCCAGCTGTCTGTAAGCAGCGCATCGAAGGCAAAATCAACTGACCCAGGATAGCGCTGCGTAGCTTATTTTGCGTTTCACTGATCTCATTAAAAGTTAGGTCGCTTAAGTGAAGCGCTGGAGCAACCACATGGGCTATGTATCTATCGACAGTTTCCGTCCAGGTTTCTCGTCGGTTGTGCTTTTTTAACCATCGAGAGTATCGGCTGGCATGGATAAAACTTTGGTAGTCAGTTGGTAGGTCAATAGATTTAATCGTCATTTGGTTCTTTTCCTGTGAGTTGGTAGATACGCATTTCGCAATATCTAATTGCTTTCTTAAGATCTGTGATTTCTGATTGAGTTGCATCTTGACCGTCGTACACTTTGGAGCCAGCGCGACTGACGTACTTTACGACGTTGCCACGCCAAAACTCAAAGTTGTTTTTCATGATGTAGACGATTGGCTCGATGGTCCATCGTGTGTAATGGCTAGGGCTTTTTATATTGTCTCCACGATTACCCATTGTAGACATACCTATTGTGAGTTGGTGTCCTAGGCTTGCGCTTCTTAGCGGCCTCAAAGTATTTTCCTTTGGTGTGGTGCGCTTGCCCACCCATCTTGCCAATCTCTTTGGCTCTTTCGACGCCGTGGAAAGTTTGCTTACCTACCTCTTGCATAAGTATCTTATTTTCAGCCCTGGTGATTGTGACGTAGTAATCCCACCACTGAATAATGTGGTCTTCACTAAGGATTTTGCCTTTCGGCGGCATACATTTAGGCAACTTTGTCATTTGTTGCTCTCCCTCTCGGCGACTGTGGCGGTGTCCACAATTTGATTTGATGGTTTTCGTCGTCCCAATCTTCAAATCGAAGTATTCTGGCTAAACGTGCTTGGGCTAATGCATGATCATGACTAAGTGATTTCTTGGAGTACTCGTTGACGACTGCGCTCCAGGTCGGATCTTTGGCAAGGATACGCTCGGCTGTTTTTTCCCCGACGCCAGGGCAACCACCGTAGCCATCTGTGATGTCGCCCATCAGGGCTTGCTTTAGAAACGCTTTGTCAGCTTGCTGCTTACTAATAGTTGAGAACTCGCCCGACATGGGCCGATATAGCGACCCTGGTATCGACTTGAGATCCTTGTCGTCACTAACCATTATCACATCGAACTCAGGAGCAGAGCCACAGATGCCCAGGACATCATCAGCCTCGAGCAATGGCTCAACGTGGGCTTTATATCTTTCGATGGCCCAAGCTCGTAGTTCTTTATAGCCTACAGGCTTTCTGACCTTCTTACGTCCACCTTTGTATGTGGGATCAATGTCGTGCCGGAAGTTATCTTTGTCACTAAATGCAACAATTACATTAAAGCAGTCTAAAGACTCGCAGATCTCGATAACTGTATTTACAAAGATCTTTTTAGCTTCTTTAAGGTCTGACACGAGAGACCAAACATCATCTCCCCAATCAACTTCCTCTTCAGCGGCGGCGGCTGCTCGATATAAGTACAGGTCTCCGTCAATTAACAGGACGGTCTCCTTCGGGTTTTTGGTATGACCCAATAAGCTGTCTAAGAACATGGTTAAGCTCCTTTTTTACACCCATGCCGTACTCGCTGATTGACCAGCGATTTCCATAGGTTTCTTCATCAATTTTAGTTGTAATCCATCCCTCAGAAGCACACAGTGCAACGTAGAATGCGCCTTCTCGAGCAAACTTACTGGACACAGTAAAAGGCTTTCTCCAGGCCCTATCGAGGGTCGTATACGTCAGTATAAAGTCTTCCATGTGATTGGACTGCTCAATGAGTGTTAGCCCAAGTTCGTCCCACGGAATATTCTGCCTCGATGGGGATGTTAACTTTGAGAGTTTCTCCTGTTTCTTGCGCCATTCGTCGAGCGATATTACCGACATGCTCTGCTACCTCTTCTGTTTTGCAAGCGACCTGGATCTCATCATGTATCCACCCGACGATGTACGCCTTGTCAGGTCCTAGCTTTAGGTTGATTTCTCGGTCACACAGGGCGACCCATTGTTTGCAGATGACTGCACCAGCTGACTGAAGCAGCTGCGAGAGCAACTTATGCTCTGACCTGACCATCAGGTGCCGCCCATCGAGACCTTTAATGTAGCCTCGTTTGTCGAATGCTGACCTTAGTCCGTTCTGTAGTTGTGCAAAGGCTGGAATGTTTTTGTTGAACGCTGCCTTGAGTTCCTTGCCACGTTTGGCACCACCGCCAGCAATCTTGCCGATCAGCTGGTCACCGCCGCCGTACATTGTGGCGTAAATAAAGGTCTTCGCATGATCTCTCGTAGACAACCCAGCTGCCTTTTGGTTGTACGTGTGGATGTCCCCCTCGAGGATCTGCTTTGCGTACACACCGTCGTCTTTAAGGTAGTGCGCTAGGCATCGAAGCTCGAGGCCAGACAAGTCAGATCCGACAAGTGACCAGCCGTCTGGAACCGTAAAAAGCTCACGGCATTCCTTGCCAAACTTAAGTCCTACTTTAGGAACTTGAGCTAGGTTAGGAGACCTATGCGCTGCGCGTCCTGAGACGGTCCCACAGGACACTATTCTATGTCTTATGCGTCCATCATCATCCAGACGCTTTAGCCACGCCTGTGGGCCTTCTGCAAGCTGTCCGATGCGCTTCTGAAGCAAGAAGAAGTCAGCAAGCTTTTGCGCTTCGACGTACTGCAATCCACCCAAGACAGTCTCGTCGATTTGAGCGTGACCGTTGTTAGTAAACTTCTTGGGTTTCCACCCGTATTTCTTGGTCAGGCAGAACTCTATATGTCGTCTGCTTGCTGGGTTAAAATGGATGGTCTTGCGCTTCTCAAACGGCTCACCTTCGATGTAACCGAGGGTTTTGTTGTTACGCTTAGGTATGAATGTCTCGACAGTTTCCCAAGGCTCGAACAGTTCATCTAAGCCTTGCTCTATGTCTGCCCTCTTTTGCGCCAACTTGCCGTACAGAACCTGGGCTTTGTACTTGTCAAAAGTCCATCCGTTGTTACCAATGCGGTCACAGATCGACGCCATCAGATGCTCCAGGTCAATCGATTGCTGGCTAAAGCCCTTGCTCATGGCAAGCTCATAGAGATCTTTGGTGACTGACGTATCTTGGACGCAGTAGTCTAGCATCTCCTGGCTGAAGTTCTCCCAGCCACCGTCGTAGTCATCTTTGAGGTTCTTTAGACGTAAGCCCCAAGCCTTAAGGCTATGGGAGCCTATCAGTCTACGAGGGAAGCTCTTAGGATCTCTGTTTGCTTTGATGCCGTCTTTGTCCGACAGCTGCGTAAAGATTAACTGTGAGAGTACGAGTGTATCCGTAACTTGACCTAATATCTCGAAGCCAGGGTACACCTTCTGGAGCGCTGGGATGTCATAGCAAATAATGTTGTGACCGATAACTTCTTCGGCATTCATTAGTGTAAACATTGCTGCTCTGATTTCTTCTTCGTCGGGCCCGTAGTTTTGTACTTCGTCGGTCTCGACATTTCTCAATACGATACAGTGTATTTTGCTAATCGTATCTAATAATCCGTCGCTCTCAAGGTCCCAAATCCAGCGGTTACTCACCGACTGTTGGCCTTGGTTTTGGTTTTGGGAAATAACTGTAGTCTGATGTCTCTTTGCAACTTGCAAGTACAATGCCGTATTTCTCTTGCATCGTCGCATGTAATCCAGCGTCGATAATCTCTCTGCAATCCTCGAGGGACTCTACGATCATATGTTGTGTGTAAATGTTGTCCTGTATTCCATACATCAGGGTTAGGACTGTCCAAAAGGTAATCATTGGCTTTGCTCTCCTTCGTAAGCTAATAGTAGTCTCAGTCTCAGGGCCAGCTGCTCTAACTGACCTGGCATCTCAGGTGTAATGACGCCCGAGAATAGTGGTTTGCGGTCCTTGGAATGCACTGCTTCACCTGGGACCAGGGAAAAGGTTTTCTCTTTGGTGTTAATCTGAAACGTAATGTGAGCGACCTCACATGCCTTAAGTGTGCTCATTAGTACGCTTCCTCTTCCTCGATGTTGTTGAACTCAGACAACTCATGCAAACGTCCAGCCTTTCTGTCGTACTTCAGTACGCCAGCTGGACCGACCTCGCCCGTATGTCTGTTCTTAAGAATTGTGACGAACCTTCTGCCAGACGTTGGCTCCTCAGGGTCGACCTGGATGCCAATACAAGTGTCTGCCAGCTGCGCTATGGCATGAGATCCACGTAGCTGACTTAGGGACACCTTGGCACCGGCTTCGTGACCTACCTCGCCCTGTGGACGTCTGAGGTGACTGACGACCAAGAGACAGATGTCTAGCTCTTGAACTAAAACTCTAAGCTTAGTCATTATGTCGTCTATTAGTCGTCTCTCGTCTGACACCTGGCTCGTTAAACCGCTGACCAGTAGCGATATGTGATCTAACACGACGACCTTACAGCCTAAGCCCTTCACCATATATCGGATGCGGTTAGTAATCGTCAGCATGTCCGTTGAGCCAAAATGATCAAACAGGTAAAACTGTTGGTCTTTGGTTAGCTCATCAAAACCATCGAGCACTTCTTCTCGAGTAGTTTGCTCTGGGTCGACTGTAATGTTCTTGTTAAGGTGGATTCCTACCATGCCCTCGACGGTACGCTTAGTTGTTTCCTCGAGCATGAGCATCCCAACTGGGAAGCCATCCATGTGGACCTTATATGCAATCTCTCGGACGAAGGTCGACTTGCCAACCCCACTCCCAGCTGCAATTGTCACCAGGCTACCAGCGCGTAGGCCCTTAGTAATATTATTGAGCAGTACATACGGGTAACTAATCGCCGACACAGCATCAGCGAGACCAATTACGGAGCGAAGGTCAGCCGCTGTGACTATCCCGTCAGGACGATATTCTCGAGCCTGAAAGATAGCTTGTATAACGGCATTGGCGTCGCCAGAAAGCAAAGCGTCATTAGGGTCCTTATGTGGAGCCATTGAAGCTAATTTCACTTTGCCAACTGGCAGTACTTCTGCACACTCTAATTGAGCCTGACGACCTGCCTCATCGTCGTCGAACAGAAGAACTATCTCGTCGAAACCTTCTAGGTATTCATAATTATTTATAAGTGCTTTCTTTGCGCTCTGTGCTCCATTTGGAACAGACACAGTGGGCCACTTATGGCCTTGCACCTGGCTGACTGTCATACAATCGATTTCGCCTTCGCACACAACCAGCTTCTTACCGTTAGACCACAGGTGTGATCCAAAGAGGGTCATAGCTTTTGCATCGCCATATATGCTAAAGTTCTTGTCTTTGGTTCTAATCTTCTGGGCAACTGCTTGCCCTTTGTTGTCTCGATAGGTTGCCAGGTGAACAGTTTGACCATTGTACTGTCCCACCTGGTAGCCAAACTTACGACAAGTCTGCTCGTTAAGCTTGCGCTTTGCCAGGTGTTTGTATTCGCCTGGTATTAGCTGAACGCTTTTGATGGTCGACACCCGTTTCGGGGCATCGACACCATCACCATGCTGGTAAGCCGCGCAGCCGAAACAGTAGGTATGACCATCGCTGTATTCGGCGGCGTTATCGCGGCTTCCGCATTCTTCGCATTCTATGTGACGGACGAACTCACTATTCTCCATAAGGCCAATCCAGTAAACCAGTTTTGATAAACTCTCGCTCGTCTGGAGTAAGGTTTGGCATGGCCCGTTGTATTAACTCCCCGTCACGCCAGCTTTGCAGCTGTTCTTGAGTTACTGGTAGTTCCATGCTGTTTAATTTGCCCGTAAAGGGATGCACTCTTTTGATCAACATCAAGCAGCCCTCTTATCGACAAGGCCCTTAAGCTTGCTCAAAAGTGCTTTAGCTTCCTTGCGACTTGTCTCTAGTAGACCTAATGAAATCTGGATTTGCTCAACTTGGCTGTCGGCCTTCTTCAACCAAGCATCTACTTTTGCTATCTCTATATCTTCTGCTTCATTACCATCAGGTCCAAACATCAATTCTCGGACCTCTTTGACCCATCCCCAGCGTGTAATGCCTAATTCAGCCGCAATCGTTTTGTCTGTGTCGACGCCTGTGTAGCGCTGCTTCTCCCGATCATATGATGCTTCGATCATTTCGTAGATCTTTGTACGCATATTTGGGGTTGGTGGTATTACATCATTGTTCTTCTTTTTGCTCTCCTTAGTAGGCATCTCGTCGTCTCCTTTAAGTTTCCCAATATAAAAAAGGGCGACACTTAAGCCGCCCTTCTTCTCTCCTTTTTGGCTTCTTCAAGCCAATCGTCAGGGATCACCTTATGTGCATACTGGAACCCGTGTTTTTCGCAGTAGGCCGCATATGTAGTTGGTGAACCCTTATACAACTTTGCGTTCTGGTTAGAGAACACGAAGCGTATATCGATGTCAGGGTATTGCTCTTTAATCAGTAGATGCTTTTGTCGATCTTGAACTGACCAAATGCCCTTCGTTTCGATGTAAAAAAAGCCACCTTTTTTAGGCAGCTTGAAATCGGGGGTATACTTAGCGTCCCTCGATGGGACGACATAATCAATCTTATCGGTTTCGAAGAGTACAATAACGCCAGCCTTGGCTATGCACGTTGCTGTAATGTCTTCTAAACCTGATCTATACCCCTTGCTAATTGCACGTTGTCTACTAGTAGTCGTGCGCTTCCGTTTCTTGTGTTGTGACTTTCTCAAAGCCATGATCAGAGTCTCCGTTTGTGACGGTGTACCCCTCCACGGCGTCAAACTCAGCGTCCCCACCCGATCCAGAGACGGGGTTGATTATCTGAATTGCGCCTAAGCGCATACTGACGCCTTTACCGTTTTTGTCATATGGGTCTAAGATGCCCGAGGCTCTTAAAGTACTTCCCCCAAACATGCTGGGTACTTTGTCCTCGGGAATTGGATTACCCGACGCATCAACATACTTAGGTTGATACTTCGATTGTAATTTAAAGATGATTTCGCCTGTTTCTTCGTCTGTCGAGTAAGGCATATGGCAATGGCCTTTAGCCCCAAATGCATCGATCCGCACTTGCTTAATCTCATCAATTAAGGTTTGTGCAGTTTTTGCATCCATCTTTAGTTGGACTTTGTATTTACCTTCTGGGTCAAACGCGACGTCAGGGCGTCCAGGTTGTAGCCAGGGGTAAATGGCAGAACCACTTGGGGTTCTAAATTTAACTTTAGTCATTAGCAGTTTTCTCCTTAATTTTAGTCTGCTTGTAGTCTTCTAGGTTGGTAACATCTCCAGGGACTTCGACTTTCCAGCGTTTTGCTTGGTCACGTAAGTCCTGGGGAATTGGTCGCTGATGTTGCTCACATAGCTTCATCATCCCCAAGATGCGTTCTCTTGGGTGCATTGGTTTTTCCTTTCTTTATTATAGAAGGGGTCCCTAATTGCCTGAGCAGCTAGTGCATGTCCTCAACAGGGTCGATATCAACATCGACAACTAATTGAATTCTATGACCCATGTATTCGCTGTCTTCTGCTTTCGATTTAGCTCGGTACATCATGGCTTCTTCTAAAGTTTTTATACCAGAGGCCACTATTTCCCAGTCCCAATATGACTCTGCGACGTAAATGTAACCTGATACTTCATAGTAAGCTTTCACCTGTTTCTCTCCTTACGTTTTTGTTAGCTAAAGCAGTATTCGCTTTGCAAAATGCCCTGTATATCAAGGTCACCTTTAGATGGTACTGTCGGTAATTCTTCCGCTGGGTTTTCCAGCTGATCTCTCACTTCGTTCTCAAAGTTCTCAAAGACACACTCTTCCTTGTACATGTTTACAAACGCTATCCTAATACAGTCGTAGAATAACCAAGTTTGGTCACAAGTGGTGCCAAACGAGTCATGTATTAAAAAGAAGTCTTCGATGCCGTTGTCCTTAGCTAACAATATGGTGAGATGCATATGCGCTGCATCCAGGGAATGCACAAAGTTAGGAGCGACACCAGAACTAGCTTTACGCTTGTCTTTGGCGAACTCACTCTCCACCTGGATATTTACCCGAGACTGCTTAAGCTTCTTAAGTTCTCTGTCGTACAGAAAGATCTTCACTCGCTTGCCTGTAAACTTCGAGTAGTTCTGGACGACGGGAAAGCCACTGGGAGACGTCCAGTGTACCACCTTGCCTTCTGAAGCAAGCTTATGGCTGTACGCTTGGAGAAACTTCATGCCCTCTGACACCGACTTAATGACCGACTGTACGCTCTCGTAGTTAACTTTAGCCAGCCATCGAGCCATCCTTTCTTGCTCACGTTTGTCTCCAAAGGGGTGCTCAAGTATCTGACCATAGGCTACAGATTTACGTAAGGGTGCCATGAGGTCGTCTATCAGCTGATCACCAAAGCCTCTTTCTATGCTGGAGTAGCCGTAAGTCATGACGTTACGCTTCACTGTGGATCTGCCTACACCGAAGTCTATCCAGCGCTGTGCTTCCTCAGATCCGTCCTCACTTAGACGCCGGTTAACTTCGTTAGCGACGACCTGATAGACGTCTTGGCACTTATCGTCAGGCACCAGGTTAACCATGTGTCCATCTTCTTTAGACCTCAGAGCAGCTGCATAATGCTGTACGCCACTGTTAGTGCCGTCTAAGGATATGGGCATATAACAGACGTAGCTATCGATGCCCTGGTCTTTAAGCTTTTTGTATTCAAGACAAGCCGCTAGGAACTGAAAGGGTTTGTCAGCTGTTGACCAATAGTCAAAGGTGGACTTGTAGTCTTCTGCTACTGCTACGATCTTGTCGTGATTGTCTTCAACCCACTCTATGCGCTCATTAAGAGACTTCTTAGAGATCTTATCGAAGTCTCCTGTGTTAGCTAGATGTATATACAGCCACCCTTCGCTTTCCTTTGTTAGCTTCTTACCTCGAGCAAACAGAAAGAGTGCTTTCACATGGTCGTCTCGATGGTAGTTGAAGTGAGACACAGGATACATGCGGCCTCTAAAGTCAAAAGACCAACCAATGTAGAAATGCTCATACTCAGCCATCTCCTTAGCTGTCTTAAGGTCTGAATCTATGACGGCAAGGTTGGCGACACATTCTCGCTTCTTGGTCCACCACTCTTTTCTTTCGTTCCTTCGTTCGCGTCTAAAGTCATCACTGACGTCTTCGTCTTCTGAAGGCATCTTAGGTATCGCTGGTGGTTTTACCTCGGGAAACTTAGCGAACACTTGGTTTGTCTCGATAGCCCACTCGACAGCATCTAGGACACCTAAGTTAATCTTTAGTGGTGTCTCTTGGACTGCGTTAAGTGCTTCGACATAGGCTGGTATCTGATCGTCTCTAAAGTGGCTCTTGATCATCCGTACTTGCGCTGGACACCTCTTTCTCACCAGTTTGACATTAGCTGCCACCATAGGATCTAGGTAGACACCAGTGTCAAACGAGGTCCACTTGTTGGGCTTCACGATCATAGGTCCGTACATAGGTGATGCCCAGGAAGCCTCTAGTTTTCTATCCTCGATTATCTTTTCTGCTTCTTTAGTAAGACCAATGTACCTCTTAGTCTTAGAGCCATCATTGGTTTCATAGATGTCAAAGATATTACTACTTTCTAGGATACTATTGACCACTGGGGTAGCGACATGGATCTTTGTTGGTGTATCCCAAGTGTCTGACTTATAGCCTTCCTTAGCTGCTATTATACGCATGGCCTTCGACCTGTAGCGTTCACTAGTGTGGTCTTTAGTCACCTGTTTCTCTAGACGTCTAAAGAGATCCTTGTCGTAAGACTTTAGACCCTCAGCCCAGATCTCCTGGTGTATTTTACCACCGATAAGGATCATACACTGGGTCAAAGACTTTAGTCTGACCACGGTGTCATACATGCAGTTTAAACCAATGTAACTGATGATGTCACTGTCGAGACCTGTGAGGGCTTCAGCCCACACTTTAGGTCGACCTACGCCTTGTTGTTCTTCTTTGATTGCTGATGCCAGACGTCCTGACACCGCTGGTAGTACTTTCCTGAGTTCCTGATGGGGTATCTCTTGTTGACTGCCTGAGATACTGTTGTTTCTTTTGTTGTAGCGCTCTTGACCTCGTAGGATCATAGTGTTTTCGTTCTGCATCTCTTGTGCAGTTGTAGGCTTCTTCATGCTACAGTATACCTCCCGAGTATTTATTATATAAGGGGTCCCTAATTTAAGCTACTGATATCATTAAGTTTTATTTTAGGCCATTTTAGTCCTTTCTCTGGTCAAAAAAGAAGGGGCCTAAGCCCCGTCTCCCTGTTGCATTTTCCTTGCTATTCTCTGTAGTTCCGCCGGTTTAACGTGGACATACTTCTTGGTCGTCTGGACGCTTCTATGGCCTAGCAAATGACCTAAGATAATAGAGTTGACTTGGAAGTCGTTTGCCAGGTTTGTAGCCGCTGTGTGGCGCAGTGTGTGAAAGACAAAGTGCTTGTCACCCCTAGCTACATACTTACGCGCAGCGCCCCAGGTGTCGTAGAACTTTCGGTGGCTATAATATTTATTGGGGCGGTTGTCTAAAGCAGCTAATGCCTCGATGACTTTGTCGTTGGCTGGCACCCATCGCTCATCTCCGTTCTTAGTCTCTCTAAGATGTATCCAAGTACCATCCTCTGTCTTTACAATTAATGATGGGGTTATTCCAGAGGGCCACTTTATAAACTTATGTTTATCTAGCCAACCGTCCTCTTTATCAGTGATGCTAAGGATCTCTCCCAGGCGCATCCCAGTGTGCAAACTAATTGTAACAAAGTGCTGCATCCACCAATGTTTGTGCGAACCTAAGAACGATAGAAGGTTCCTAGTTTCAATTTTAGTTAAATAGCGAGGACGACCTGAGTTAATCTTCTTCCACTTTATTACGATCTTCTGCTCTTCTTTAATAAGTTTTAATTCAACAGCATACGAAAAGATACTACTTAAAGCAGCCCGATAGTGGTTCAAAGTGTTATCACCAAGACCCTGGTTTTTTAATGACTCTAAAAAGTCGTTTATGTCTCCAAGACCAAACCTATTTATAGGTCGCCGACCAAACTGTTTAAAGTCACAGAACCGCATAAGTTTGGCGTGGGACTCAATTAAGTGCTTCCCCTCCCATAGGTTATGGGCTTCTTTGTTAACAAAAGATCTTAAATCTGTTTTTCTGTTTAGCAATCTTAGTTCCATAGTTTTCTCTCCCCCGAGATAGTTAGTTAATAGTAGTGATAATAAAAGGTGTTACCCCAGAGCA